ATTTGACATTATTTTAAAGTAAAGAACTGTTAAATAAAGTAAAGAACTGTAGAAAGAAGGATATATATGAAGAAAGAATTTAATTTGCTTGATGAAAATTGGGTGCGTGTATTGCTTCCAGATTATACTATTAAAGAAGTTTCACTTAAAGAAGTTTTCACCCACAGTCATGAATACATGGATTTGGCAGGTGAAACAGATACTCAAAATGTTGCAATGATACGGCTGCTTCTTGCAATTGCTCATTCTGGATTTGCAAGATTCGACTCAAACGGTGATGAGATTCAGCTTTTGAACAGGGATGAAGCAATCAGCCGTTGGAAAAGCTATTGGAATCTCGGTCATTTCCCAGAAGCGTTTTTAAAATATTTAGAGGAATACAGAGAACGTTTCTGGCTTTTCCATCCTGATGCTCCATTCTATCAGGCAAACGAAGCTAAAAAAGGTACCGCTTTTGGTGCTGCAAAGTTAAACGGAGAAATTTCTGAAAGCAACAACAAGGTACGAATTTTTGCAACAAGAAGTGGAGAAGCAAAAATGCAACTAACATATGCAGAAGCGGCTAGATGGCTTCTTTTTATCAACGGGTATGACGATGTTTCTGTAAAGCCAAGTAGGGCAGGTTTGCCTTCAATCAGTATTGGATGGTTGGGGCAAAATACTATTGTTTACGCAATCGGGCGAAATCTTTTTGAAACACTTATGATGAACCTAGTTCCTTTACAGAATGGTAATGGAGAATTGTGGCCTAAGCCTTGCCCGATATGGGAATGCTTGCCGCGATCCGATGAGCGCAAAAAGATTGATCCACCTTCTACCCCAGCGGAATTATTCACGCACCAATCGCGCAGGATATTTCTCAAGCGTGAAAATGGGGTCATAACCGGATTTAATGCATTAGGTGGGGAATTTTTTTTTGATAAAGAACGTGTTGTAGCTGAAACCATGGCACTTTACATTTTAAACAGTAACAGCGCTAAACCGCTTCGCTTATTTAACGATGTTCCATTGTGGCAACTACTCGACAAGATACTTTACAACAATCAAGATACTGTTACATGGTTGCGCTTAATCGGAATTAGCAGCGCAGGCTTTCAAACTTGCGGAATGATGTATGACTCCAAGGCGATGAAATTTGTTGATGAATGTTCAAAAAGATTTACAGCAAATCTCGATCCTAACTTTGCAGATTACATATCTGTTGGCATTGAGCTGTGCCGTTATATCACAAATGAAATTGGCGTATTGTCATACAACATTCAGTTGGCTAGTGGCAAGCAAAATCCAACTGAACTTAAAAAATATGAGTTTTCTAGTGACCTGGATTTGATTTGGACCAGATTTCTTTCGTCAAATGCCGCCGAATTTAAAATTTTCCAAAAACTAGTTAAGCAGTCTGCACTGGACTTTTCTAAATCTTTAATTGATAATGCATCCCCAACATCATTTAGAGGTCGAATAGTTACGGTGAATGGCACAGAAAAGTATTATTGCACACCAAAGGCTTATAATTCTTTTTTGTATTATCTCAACCGATTGATTCCAGAGGAATCCAATAGTCTTGAAACTATAGAAGAACATTTAAGCTCTTACAAGGCAGATCTTAAACCAAAGGAGGAAGGTGAGTAAATGGAAAGCAAAAACACATTTTCGAACATTGTAAAAACAATAATGTTTAAGAAAGAGATGGACGGAGTTCAGCTTGCAAAACTGTTAGGATGTTCTCAATCTAACGTGTCCAAAAAGCTTAGATTAAATAATTTTAGAGAAAGTGATATACGCCAGATATCTGAAGCATTAGGATATGACGTTTCTATCAAACTCACATCAAAGGACACAGGAGAGGAATTGCAGATGTTGTAATAGTGTATTTTACATTTCTTTACATTATTTAACTTTATTTGACAATAATTGACATTTATTTACAGTAAAATATTCTTTAAAAGAGTTGTCAGTTTATCTGGCAGCTCTTTTTGTCGTTAACATGTCGTATCCCTGTCGTTTTTACATCTTATTTTTATGGCACAATACAGTCAGAATAAGAGGAAGGAAGGTGTGAATGATGTTTCCTGAATCATTTTTAACTAAAATATTTGAAAGACCAGATGTATGTATGATTCCAATGCAGTATCAATCAGCAATGATTCAGGCTATTGGAGAGGTTCTTGACGAGGAAGGAGTGATAATCGACGATGCCGATACCAAATCAGATGTATCAACCGTACAACCAACAGACAATGTATGGCCAATATAATAGTTATTACCCGTATCAATATCAGCAGCCGCGTTATGATCTGCAGCAAAACCAACCGCTTTTTAATCAACAGCAAAGCATTCAGCCACAGCAGCAGGCTGGATTGAACGGAAAGGTCGTGCAAGCTGTCGAACAAATTACTGCGAACGATGTACCTATGGACGGCTCAGTTGCCGTATTCCCAAAGCAAGACATGTCAGAGATCTATGCAAAATCGTGGAATGCAGACGGAACCATTAGAACGATTGTATATAAGCCGTACACAGCTTCACAGCCAGATGTGGCGAATAGTTCAGCCGACATGTCCAAAATGAAAATGGGGCTATCTGACGAGGCTACAGAGGCATTTATGGCAAGATTTGATAGTCTTGAAAAGAAGTTTGATGAACTGATGCCTAAGATAGCGCCTAAAAGGTCCGGAGGCTTAAAGAAGGAGGCAAATGAGAATGAATAATCCATTTCAGCTATTTCAAGCCATGAGGAATCCACAACAATTTTTGCAGCAAATGGCCGGAAACAGCCAAGCCATGAGCAATCCTATTTTAAAAAATGCTATGGATATGGCAAACAAAGGCGATACAAAGGGTGTAGAACAATTAGCACGCAACCTTTGTAAAGAAAAAGGGATAAATGTTGATGATGCTGTTCGCCAGATAAAAAGTCAATTGGGAATAAAATAATGGGTGAAATTTTATCACCCATTAGAAAAACTACTTATACACTTTTTCTGTAAAAGCTCTTTCAACAGTCCAACCTTTTCGAAGGCGATTATGAAGAACATCCCAACTTATTCCGAGCAAATCAGACCATTCTTTTAGAGTTTTGGTTTCTCCGTTATACTCTATATTCAAATTATTTGATTTGTTTATAGCTTGTTCTCCAGAAGTTGCCCAACGACAATTATTTGGCTCATAGTTACCATTATTGTCAATTCGATCAAGTGTGTAGTTCTCAGGACGTCCACCAATAGATTCGGACCATTCTACAAATTTCCAAAAGTCATGCCATTCTTCGCACACGGTTATTCCTCGTTTGCCATATTGGTAATACTTTGGATGGTTTGGGCTTTCACAACGTCCGATCATGTTTTTCCATAGCCCATATAGTGGATTTTTAGTTCTTCCATCAATATATGCCGGACTATTTTTTAGCAAACAACCGCAACTTTTCACTTTGTGATTTTTAAACAGGTAAGGCAATACCCTAACTTTATTTCCACAATCACATAAGCACTCAATATACTGCCTTTTATCAGATGGCCTTCTTTCTGAAAGACCTATTGCTGTAAGCATATTAGATCTTTGACCTATATAATTATCTATGCTGATCTTAGGCTTCCTTGAGTAAGAACAGGACCCACAAGATTTCTGATGGCCCTTAATAACTCTGTCAGGAGCAAAGGAGATAATTCTTCCACAATCACACTTGAAATCAAACCCATTTGGGATATCTGAATTTTTTGATTGTGAAATTACAGTAAGATGGCCATATTTTTTCCCTTTATAATCGGAAATGTGATACTTGAGCATAAAAACAACACCTTGCCTTTCGTGTTTTTAATCGCCTACCAATAAACGTGCAGAAGTCACTAGGCATTGTGATTTTCGGGTCGCGATTCCCTATCTGCACAAAGATATTATAACACAAAAATATTAAAAATGATACTAATTCTTGCAAGATTATGTATATAAAAAATTATTACGGAGGTAAATAGTATGTTTAACTCAGGAAACTGTAGTGTACCATTAGTGGCTAGCATTGATGGTAACGGCAATAACAACGGCGGCTGGGGCAACGACGGCTGGGGGCTTATTTGGATCGTTTTGATCTTCGCCATTTTCGGCTGGGGTAATGGCTTCGGTGGCTGGGGCAACAACGGTGGCGGAATGGGTTCTACCGCAGCAGCCTACACAGATAGTGCAATTCAGCGCGGCTTTGATAATCAAGCAATTGTCGGAAAACTAGACGGAATTACCAATGGTCTTTGTGACGGATTCTACGCGGCCAACAATAGCATGTTAACCGGATTCAATGGGATCAACACAAACATCATGCAGACTGGATATGGCATTCAGCAGGCTATCAACGCTGATACCGTAGCTAATATGCAAAATACAAATGCTCTGCAGGCACAGTTAGCTAACTGCTGCTGCGAGACACGCGAAGCTATTCAGGGTGTAAATTACAATATGGCAACCAACACTTGCGCATTGCAGAACACTATGAACAACAACACCAGAGATATTATTGACAACCAGAATGCAGGTGTGAGAAGCATCCTTGACTACCTTTGCCAGGACAAGATTGCTACCTTGCAGGCTGAGAACAATGATCTTCGCAGAGCTGCTTCACAGGATCGCCAGAGTGCACTGCTCACCACAGCAATGGCTGCGCAGACCAATCAGATTATTGACGCTGTAAGACCTACTCCAGTACCGTCTTTCCCGGCATCTAATCTCTATGGCTATGCTTACGGATGCGGATGCAATAGTGGTTGCAACTGCTGACAAAATTAAATATCGGTATCTTAACCAAAGTGGTTATGTCTGCTAACTAGCGCAGTATTACTATCAGCAAAGGGGCAGACTCAAAATAGAGCCTGTCCCTTATTTTAAGGAGGTATCAAAATGGCAGAATATGTTGCAGTCGCAACACAGGAAGTTGCGGCAAATGAAAATGTAACTTTTACAAACACATCTGTTAAGGGTTCAAACTGCATACAGCACCGTGAAGGCAGTGGAATCATTACTCTTAGAGGTCTTACGAATCAGTGCCAGGCACGTTTTTTTGTAGGCTTCTCTGCAAATATAGCTCTTCCAGCCGGGGGAACTGTGGCTCCTATATCATTAGCAATTGCTATCAGTGGTGAGCCAGTGCTTGCTTCCAAAATGATTTCAACACCAGCTGCAGTATCTCAATTCAGTAATGTGTCCTCAGGCATTTTTATCAGTGTTCCACGTGGCTGCTGTGTAAATATTGCAGTTGAGAATACAAGTGGCGTTGCTATTGAAGTTGCTAACGCAAACCTTATAGTGAATAGAGTTGCTTGATTGGAGGTAGACTATGCATAAATGGGCTAAAGAGATCTTAGAATGTGTCAAAGAAAAAGCCAAAGCTATCGGAATTGATAATTTTGAAGGTCAGAATCTCGATGATTTAAAAGATTGGACCGAAATCGTTAAGAACATTGCTTGCTTTGATAAAGATTATCGCATCGTTGAGGCAATGGATAAGCTGCAAAACGATGATGAAATCATGGAAATGGTTGAGCAATACGGTGATTACCCGTCACGCCGCTATTACGACCGCTACAGATACGCTAACGGCAGATTTGCCCCAAAGGGTAGAGGGACAAGAACCACAGGCAGACGCGGTTATGACGAACCACCTTATTGGCACATGACACCAGAAATGTATTATGAATGGGCTGATATGCCAGAAGAAGAGCGTATGCGTGATCTTGATAGACTCCGCTTTGGGCGCATGTACTACTCTGACCCACGTAGAGGCTCCCAAATGCCGTCAGATGGTAGAAGCGTAGAAGATATGGGAATGAAGTCAGAAAGCCGATATGACCGTGCTAGAAGGTCATACAGTGAGACTAAAGACATGCACAAAGCCAACACTAAAGAAGACAATGACGCAAACATGCGAGGGCTTGAGTCCTTGCTAGCCGTTATCGACGAAGATCTTAAAGAGATCATGCCAGGGCTTTCAGCTTCCGAAAAAACGATGATGAAAACTAAGATGACAAACTGGGTACAGCGTATATAATCAATGGTACAGCCGGGGGCAGATGCTCCCGGTTTTATTTCAATTGCGCACTTGATATAAATGTGCTATAATGGGGGTATCAAATGTTTTTTACAGTAAATAACAACACTTGGCAAGTTTGCTTTGTCAATCCTGGCGATCCGCAGTTGCAGCGCAGTGACGGAACATATACTCTCGGTGTAACCGACAACAATTTAAAGACTGTCTTTATGTGTAATGATCTGTCAAGCCAGATGATTGATAAAGTGCTGTGCCACGAATTAACACATGTTCACGCAATGGAATACGGATACTCTATCCCGATTGAAACAGAGGAAATTGTCGCAGACTTTATAAGTCTTTTTGGCAGGAGTATAGTAACTGTTGCAGATGAACTTATATATCAGCTTTTAGGAAGCAATGCAATTAGGTACTGTGCATAAATAAAGGCCACAGTACACACGACTTTAGGCAATATGCCAGAAAGGAAGGCAGATGTACACAAAGATTCACACGCAAAAAGACGTTCTCCGTGAGCGATATCTTTATCAATCCGAACTTACTCCACTGGGATTTCCAAAACTGCTTCCAGTACATGCTGCTCTGAGTGGGCTTAATGCAGTATCATTTTGTGAGGCGGTGAAAGAAAAAAATCCGAAGAAGGCGCTTTGCCACTTTTTTATTGATGATGCACGGTTCGAGCCATTATGGAATCAACCGCAAAAGTATCTTCCGATGCTTGAAAATTTCAAATATGTCTGTGCTCCTGACTTCTCATTTTATGACTCTATGCCAAAGGTCATGCAGCTGCATCAAGTGTACAGAAGCCGTGCCCTTGCATGGTGGCTATTTATGAACGGCTGCAACGTCATCCCAACTGTAGGTTGGGGAAATGCAGAGACGTTTGATTTTTGCTTTGAAGGGCTGCCAGAAGAGAGTACGCTGGCAATCAGTACAAACGGCTGCTTTATCGATCAAGGCAAGGAGTGTTATCGACAGGGCTTCAAGGAAATGTGTTCCCGGCTCCATCCTGCAGAAATTTTAGTCGTTGGCCGCCCCATTGATGTGGACACAGACGTAAAAATCACGTATCGAGAATCATTCGGACAACAGCTTACAAGAAAGTTGAGGGGATGACATGGGCAGTAGAAGTGGAAAGAAGCACGAAATCAGCATAACAACCTATGTCGGCAGTTTGAAGCGCATCAGAACAGAGGAAACTGTCGGGAACATCACGGTCATAAGAACCGAATATAAACAGCAGAGACAGAAGCAGCGCCGTAAGAAAAGCCGATAGATTTTGACATTATTTTACTGTAAAATACTGTATAATAATGTAAAGTAATGTAAAATACTGTCAAGAACTGTAAAATAATAGGGATAGATTTGATTCTATCCCTACTTTTTAGCTATGCTCTAACATCATGTACAACTGGTGAAAGATCTTGGACTCTGCTTCCTATCGCTATAGGTGGCAACCATCTGATCACAAGTTTTCTGTTTCCTGCCTTTTCACTCCCTATCCAGAAATGATGCCAGTGTGCGCGGCGTACATGTGGAGTCTTTTTACTTCCTGCGGCAGAGGGTAGTGTATCAAGGTTTTGTTCATTTGCTTCTGTCTTGTTCTTGTATACATTGATTTCCCTAACGTTCCTTATTTCAGCTCCCACACGGTATCCTGCATCCAATACCTTAGGAATCTCCTTTGCACCAGAACGAGTATATTTCTTTCTTGCTTTCTTGTTTTCTTCATTCTCGACAATATCTACATTCTGTGATAATACAAACAGAATCATTTGTATTGTACTTTGAAATATTTCACGATCTTTTCTATATGTTTTTTCGAATTCCTCCGAAAACTGAGGTAGCCCCATTCTTTTATAGTTGTCAATTCCAGAAGAAATTGTATAGTCTATGCATTTTTGTAATTTATCGGACGACAGAGTTAAAAAGTAATGCGCCGACTCAATTCGATTTTCATCATCATTAAAGAAAAGTCTTTCAATCCTTAATTCGTATAGTTTAAACTCAAAATCGTAATTTAAATATGCGAATCTTGATTCATCGTCAACTTGAAAGCATAGACATTTATATGGTAAATGAAGTAGCATATCTACCGGAACTTTTTCTATTCCTTCCGTTTCTTTTAATTCATTGTAAAAGTCTTCATCAAAACGATAAATCACTTTTGATAAATCCCACGCTGCTATCGCTGAAATCAGCCCCGCAGTAGCATTTCTGAGCCTTTTGAAATACTTCGCATCCGGCTTTCCCATACGTACTTTGTGAAGCTCCATTAGTATTCCATCATTAGGACAGTACACAATATTTTCATCCCATTTCGCACCCTGCGCTTTAAAATCCTCAATCGCAGCCTTTATCTGGTCAGCCAAATCAGGTTCAGCCTTTAAAAATCCTTTGTACAGTTCTAGCGCCAGGATTCGTTTATTCTCAACTTTTTTCTTTCTCTTCGCCATTTTGTCTCCTATTTTCTTCCAACGCCATTTTAACATCCTCTTCGGTCTTTTCAACTGGTAACTCTTCCAATCGCCAGCCCTTATAAGTATACACTGGCCTAGATCTCCGTGAAGACACACCACGTAAACTACTTGCAATTGCAGTAAAACCACCACGCACGCGTCCAGCTGCAATATTTTCTGGTACATCTTCATCAAAGAACCTTCGGCAATTTCTTCTAGCCCAATCCTTCAACGATACTGCTATATAGTAATTTCCTAGAGGATCAATTAAAATCCATTTTTTAGCAGTTCTGTTTTGCGGTCCCGGTTGTCCTTCTGGCAAAGCATGAGCCGCTTTAGTTGCTTCTTTTGCAAATCGTTCGCGAGCCGCTTTTACTAATTGACTTTTCTTTTGAGCTTCAATTAGAGCAGGCGGCATAGGTGTCCCCTTTGGCGTACACAAGCCGTGTTTCTTTCTTAATTGTGCCGCACATTTAGCAGAACAACATTGTTTTGTATCACTCGGATGCCAAATAAATGGCTTTCCACATATTGCACAGTTGTGGTATTTACGTCTTCTTACGCATCCACATGTTACACATCTGTAAAAGTGAGATGCCTGCATTTCTTTTATGTTTCCACATTTTAAGCATTTTACTTTCCAAAGGCTTATTCTTTTTCCAGTATTAGGGCTGACATATTTATTTTCAGAAACTCCCAACACGACTAAATCTCCGTGCCGTTCGCCTGTTAAATCTCTCTTTGCCATTGATGACTCCTTTTCCCCTGTCAATATGCACCATTGCAAAATAACAGTACGTATGCGTGTTTCAAATATTATACAAAAAGTTCTTGACTTTTTCAAGTCATCATGCTTCTTTAAAATTGAAGAGGATGCTTCTTCCGGCTTCGGTCGCTATTCACAGGCATTAAACCGTCTGTGTAGATTGAAATAAAATTATAATTGTACGTGTGAGTACAGGGAACGTCTGTTTAAACATGCTTCATATTCTCTTATCAAATACTTCCATAGTACAGCGCAACCGCCATACCACCGAAGATCAGCACACCGAGTAACAAGTCACTAATGCCCTTTGCTACTGCATCAAGCATTTTTCCATGCTTTTCTTCTTTTTCAATCGTTGCCTTGAATCCTCTTGATTTCTGGCAAAGAATGGCACGTTCTGCACTGCTGCACATCTTTTCAATCTGCAGGTTTGATTCCCAAATCACCTTCATTTTATCACCTCTTTCTGCATCACGCAACCTTTTCGATAATAACAACCGCCGACAGTGGCGCTTCATACCGGAAAAAATCAGCCGCATTTTTAAATTGTGAATCCATCACTGGGATATACTCGTCTGGGTAGATATGAGCCGTAGAATACTGAATGTAACCCGGATTCTTTACGGATGCGTGCAATATGCGTTGCTCTGTGTATGCCTTGCCGTCAATTTCGTGCTGTACTTCCCAGTGTGCCACCACACCTGGAGCCTTTACCGCCTCGAATACTCGCGCCCATGACACAAAAGCCACAGCATCAAGACTTGCAATTTCTTTCTCAAGCTTCTCCAACTCATCACCGTGAGCCTTGAAAAGCTTTATATGCAGCTCTCGCGGCGCGGCGCTGATAGATACCGTCTGTAAAATCATCGTTTTAGCCTCTCTTTTAACTTTCTTTATTCCCCTGATCAGGAGAGAAGAACGCGCCCGGAATCGAACCGGAATCACCCCGAATCGAGCCAGGATGAACCGCACCAGCAGCCACGCTTTTTTTGCTTCATTATCTTTCCCAACGGGCGCGCTCGATATCTTTTTCAAAAATAACGCCTGTCTTTTCTTTTTTGAGCTGTTCAAAGCGTTCTATAGCTTTCTTGCGTTCCTTACCTTCGTAGCGTATAACCTCGGTTAGATCTTCGTAGCCATCCACCAGATTAACCGTGTAAAACTGGATGAAGTAAAACACTTTACCCCCATACTTTTTTTCACGATACAACTTTATTTTTTGCTTGGTTGGAGCTGTTGCAATAAAATTGTATCTTTCAGTTAATGCGACGCGGTACGCTTTCAGCTCTTCCATGACTTCTTCCAGCTCTTCAAGCGTTCTCTCGACACTGTTAAAGCTGTTTAATATGGTCTTGGCCGTGTGCAGAGTTTCCGGGTGTCTCTCATAAATATATATTTTCTTGTCACTTGTCTTTTCAGCGTTTCCATAACGCGTAAATAGCTTGTTGAGCAGCTGCTTGTTTTTATCCGCGCAGGTGTCGCGTTCTGGACACCTGCAGCAGTTCTTTTCACATCCTGTCATGCCGTTTTACCTCCTAGAATCTCTGTTGGATCAGTTCGGAAGATAAACGCATGTTTGAATTTGCTATAATATCCACCGTGCCTTTTCATCTTTTCGTTTTCTGCAATATATTGTTCTTTGCTCAGGCTCTCAGAAACTCTTACAAGCCACAGGACAGAACCATCACGGGTATCTTCTCCGCGTGTAATTTTATACGTATATTTTGCTTCCTTGGCTTTCTCCTCAACCTGTTCTGTCTTTTCTTCCTTTTTTGGTTTTTCGCTTGCCTTTGGCTTAACTTCCTTTTTCTGATTTTTGATTCTTGGCGTCTTAGGCACGATTTTTATATATTTTCCATGGTCTTGGCAGCAACCAAAATAGTAGAAGTTAACGTCAAAATAATCTATCATTCCGTCACTGTCGTTATAATTATAAGAATTAACAAAAGCATCAACATCATCAATTACCGCTTTTGTAATATCGTTTAAAACATTTTTTCCGGAACTTTCAGATTCTTCAATAACTTTTCTTTTTTCTTCTTTTGAAGCATTTAAAAATTTTAAACGTTCATCAATTACATAATCCCACGGATAAAGGCATTTGGAAATTTTTGAAAAATCATCGCTTGTAAGTTCGTCAAACGGCTTGTAAATTTCAATAGGGCTTTCCAAAATGTCAACGTGCAATTCCTGGCACATAGACGCGTAAGAAGTGCGCACGCTAAACTTGTAAAGCGGATATTTTTCCTTAATATATGTACGGACAATTTTTGCAATTTCTTTCAGTGAAAGATTACCATTATAGTTACTTCCGGCCCAGCCATAATCTGTATAAAATTCAAAACGGGTACCTTCTGCAGTTTCTGTTACCTTTTCACCGGTTTCCTTTTCTTCCTTGTCTTTCCAAATTGCAAAAAGAGCGTCATATTCAGCGTTAATTTCCTTCATAACCTCAGCGTCTCCGCCGTTATCTGGATGATTTGCTTTTAAAAGAGTCTTAAATTGTGATTTAAGATCACTGTATGATTTTACTTTTTTAAAATATTTAGCCATTGTTTCTAACCTCCATTTTTTCTTTATAAACGCAACCGCTGTAAATCTTATTTTTTTCTCCTCTACATCCATTCAAAAATTTCTTGCAGTTATAGCACATGGAATTATATGTCTGATTATCAGTTTTTCTTTTTGCACTTCCTGCAGTCTCGGCTGAATATGTTTCTTCGCTTGCGGTTGATTCTTCTGTTTCTTTGCCTTTGGTTTCTTCAGCTTCTGCTGCTTCTTCGGTTGCTTCGGTTTCTTCTATTTCTATATGACAATCATATATCATTTCATCAACCAAATTTTTAATAGTATGATTAAAAGTGTCCTTATGAGATATAATCATGCCATCATTTTTGATGTAATACCACAAACCTGTTTCGTAGTCCTTATACAGCACTTTTGTAATCTGCACATTGTCCTTGATAAATAAAACATTGATATGTAATTTCATCCACGACGTTTTTGTTGTGATTTCAGAAATTTCCAAATCATCGAAATGGAATGTAAGGAGTTCTGTTTCAAGCTTTCTTGTAATCATATTCAAATCGTTTTTCTGGTTTATCATATTCTTACCTTTCTTCAAGTCTTTCCTTGATGTCTTTGTTTTCCTTGTTTCTGACTGTATTATATAACAACGTACGTGTATATTCAATAGTAATTTTATATAAATGTACGTGTATATTTTTGTGCATTATGTACGTGTATATTTTTGTTTTTATAGTGTATAATTATGTTAGAGGTGGAAAAGGGGCCTCTATAATATATGGAAAGGAAAGAAAAACCTATGGCAATATCAGACGCACACAAGCAAGCTACTATAAGATATGCAAGCAAGACTTATAAGCGTGTGCCGCTCGATTTGCGGCACGAAGATTACACCAGACTACAAGAGGCGGCAGCAGCTACAAGCCTATCAGTCAACGGCTATATAAAAGCCGCGATAGCCGAAAAAATCAGCCGCGATAGCATCCGATCAGCGGCACCAGATGCAGAAGGACCTGCAGCGGCTACACCGCCAGAACTGGAAACGGTAGACCTGCAAAGGCTCCTGACTGATGCACGGTATCAGCTTGATATCATGGATATATACGGCCAGGAGCAGACGCAGCGGCTACTTGATCAGGCACGAAGCAAATAAAAAGGTGGGCATTTTCGCCCACCTTATTTTTTATGCTAGCTCTTTTTGTGCTGTGCCTGTATAGCTCTGTGAGCCGTACTTAAGTCTGATTGTTGCCATATCTGCACCGCCGCGGCGACCGTGCCAACCTTCTTTTTCTTCTCTCCAGTACCACATTTTTTTCTTGCTAGAAAAGAAGCATCCAGCCGCCTTGATGATATCTTTCACTGGGTAAGTATCACCAGATACCCACACCCAGGAGCCACAAATCTCTATAGTGATGCCTGCAAGCCCTGCCAACTTTTCAAGTACGGCGCGCATTGCATCAGTAACACCATCACCAGATGCAGAAGGACCTTCAGCACCTGCGGCACTCTTTGTGCTCTCTGCGCTATCCTTTGGAAGTACCTTGAAAAGCTTGTCATACTCTGCATTGATCTCCTGCATGATTTCAACGCTACCGCCATTGTCTGGGTGATACTGCTTAAGCAGCTCTTTATACTTTTTGCGTAACTCCTGTACATCCTTCACACCTTCAAAAAATCTTCTTGTCATATCTTTTTACCTTCCTTTTTTCTTTTTTTATATTTTGTTGTCAAAGTGTTTTGCTTCTTTGCTATGTATATATAGTAGCACGCTCAAGCGTGTATGTCAAGTACTTTTTGCACGTTTTAGCGTGTATTTTTTACTTGACTTTTTGCACCGCAGAAGCTACTATATATATGTAAGCATTTGATCACGAGGAGGTATAAAAGTTGTTACAATACAAAATTGATGTGCTAGAAGCATTAAAAGAGGTAGGCGTTACTTTTTCAAGCTGCCGCAAAAGCAAAATCTTTTCTCAAGCCACGCTTTCACGCTTTCGCAAGGGAGACGCAAGCATTGACGCAGAGACTTTAAACCGCCTTTGCTGCATCCTAGAGTTGCAGCCGCGCGACTTGATCCGCTATACAGAGGAACCGGCAGACACCGCATTATATAAGGAAGTGCACGAGCTGAAAAAAAGTTAAAAAAACTTTTAAAAGCCTCTTGACATACACGCTTGAGCGTGCTATACTAAAGGCACAAAGAGAGAAAGGAACCGCAAAGGCGGCAATGGTAAAACAAAATGAACGAAGAAAAAATGAAACGAGTATTAGAAGCGGTAGTACAGCAAAAGCCACTTGCTGAGGAAGATTGGCCGAAAGAGCGTAAGGAGTGGGGCTGGTTACTGGATAACACATGCAATGTATACCAAGGCTTTGGATTTCAGAACAAAACATTAACAAAATCAGTTCAAGCTGTAGCCGAAGATTTTTGGAAATTTGTCGACAGAGTGTATCCGGAACATGAGGAACCATGGCCGGACTGGGTAAAGGATCTTGCTGCTGAGTTTGCTTCCAGCGATGAAGACGATGAAGACGAGGAAGAGAAAGAGTCAACAGAGGAAGATATCCGAAATAAGAATATAGAACGAACCCAAAAGTTAAGGGCTACAATTGAGGAGTTTCAGAAAAATTGCGCAGAAGAGTATTTAATGCAAATGCCAGCGGAAGAATTAGAAGCGTGGAAAACATTGGCAAAAATCGACAGCCATTATAAAATCCAAGTGTGGTGTGGATATAGAAGAGAAACTACAATCACAAGCGACTTCGTAATCGACGATACGGCGGTAAATTTAATACGAGAACGCGAATGGGTAGAAGAAACGCGAAAACATAGAGTTGCACACGATTTCAATTACTATAAAATATAAAAAAATGTTACTGTATCAGCTGAGAGAAGAAACAAACAGAAAGGTGAAAAAATGAAAATTAAAGATGAAAAAAGACTTGTAGAAATTACTTTGAGAGTATGGAGTAATGGCCAGTATAGCCAAGACCTCAGCGTTGGCCTTTTAGATGATGGCTCTTTCGAATATGAACAAGGAGCTTGTAAAGTAGATAACGTCGATGATGTCATTGACTATGCTTTTGACTGGCAAAATTGCACAGGTGATTTTATTGAGGATGAAGACCCAGACAACAACCGCCGCGTTGATGTTGATATAATTTCTGATTCAAGCCATGAAAAGCCGTACGATGAGTTCACAGCGAGAGCGCAGCAAGTAAAATCTGACGCACTGGCAACGGATGAGGCTGCCGCCCTTTTTGATGGGGGATGGCGAAGCAGTGATTATTACCAGCTGATGTTTGAACGTAGATGTGACAAAGAAGAAGCCGCCGGCATCTGTGCAGCACTTGCCACTTTTGAGCAGTAATTCGCACCTGCCCGGCAAGGTTAGAGCCGGGAGAAAGAAGTTTTATGCAAACGGTTAAAATTTTTAGAGTGTATGGAGCCGAGGGACACCGCCAGCGCGAAAGCTTTTATCGCTCCTATGTATCCGATATATCACGCCCAAATTCTCCGCGCTCCATCGAGGTGCGGAACAGTGACAAGACAGGGACCAATGATTTTTCTATTTTGCAGATCGTTGGAGAATCAGACATTGACTGTTACACTGAACTACAATTACAACTGTCAACTGGAGCTTTTGAGTGCTCGAAAGTAGGCGATGTATACGAGATTCTAGCCGATGGTCTCGCCGTAAAGATGGGAGCAACAGACCGGGGCTTTTTGCCTGTAGGCACTCCCAAAAGTCTTCCAGCGCCAACCCCAAGCAAGCTCAAAAAACCACACAAAAGAGAGCGAAAAAAATATGTGTCCGTGTTGTGTGACGATGGGCACATAGAGAAAGTATTGTATGACAAGATCATAGAGCATGAGAACGCAATTATAGATGACAACTTAGGCTTTGGCTACTTACACAACTACACCTTACAGGAGCTAAGAAGCTACCAAAAAGAAGCCTATGCAGATCTGAAGGAGTTAAAACGGCAGCTTAGAGAGTATCCCGGAAGCGTAATCAAAGAGGACCCTACAACAGAGCGCTTTGTTTTGGCTTATCCCAACTCTTAAAAATTCAGAAAGAAGCACGGCAGGCGCACAGCTTGCCGTTTTTCTTTGCCTATTTTCAGATATTCAGCCGTAAATTTTTAATTTGTGCAACTTGCATTTTTAAAAATATTTAACTTGATTTACACCTCATATTGTTG